GCGGCGCTGGGGCGTGGCCGCGCTGGCAGCCAGCCTGCTCTGCGGGCAGCTTGCCACCGCCTACGCCAGCCAGAGCGACAGCACGATCGCGGCCGACAGCGTGCAGCAGAAGAGCCGCAGCGAGCTGTACGCGGCGCGCGAGCGCGAGTACCTGAAGCAGGCTTACACAAGCTGGGGGCTGCCGGTGCCGGGCTCGCGCGGCGCCGGCAGCGACACGCGCGGCACCAGCGCCAGCGTGAGCTTCGGCTCGCGGCGCGGCACGCCTGTCGAGCGGGGTCTGCGGTGGAGCTGAACGCCGAGCGCGCCAAGAACATGGCCTGCGGCATGACGGCGCGGGTGGTGATCTCGTGCGCGCTGGCCTCCGGTGTCTACGCCGCGGGGCGCTTCCCGGCGGCGGTGCTGGCTATGCTGTGGGTGATCTACGCCGTGCTGGCGGACCGCCGCCGGCGCGACTGAGGTTCAGATGGAGCAGCCGTTCGTCCGGGTGGAGGCGTTCAACGTCGAGCGCGTGGCGGCGATGTTCGAGGCCAGTCCGCGGATCATGTTGGACGAGCTGCTGACGGCGATGGACGAGGTAACGCAGCAGCTGCAGGGCGAGGTCGCCGACCGTGCGCCGAAGAACTACGGCGCCCTGGCCGGCTCGATCTTTGGTGAGCAGCGCTTGGAGGGTGAAGGCGTGCTCGGCGTGGTGGCCAGCCCGCTCCCTTACGCCAAGTACGTCGAGCTTGGCACGAGGCCGCACTTCCCGCCGCCGCAGAAGCTCGAGGACTACGTGCGGCAGCGCTTCGGCCTGACCGACGAGGAAGACATCAAGCGGGCCGCCTACCTCGTGGCACGTAAAATCGGCTGGTACGGCACGCCGGCCTACGGCATGTTCAATCGCGCCTTCGTCGCCAACAAGGCGCAGGTGGAGCGCCGCTTCGAGATGGCGGTGGACCGCACTGCGCGGCGCATGGACGCGCTGCGTGAGGGGGCCGGCTGATGGCCACGCTGGCGCAGATCCGCGCGGCGATCAAGGCGAAGGTCGAGGGCGTGCCCAAGATCGGCCGCGTGCACGACTACCAGCGCTACGACGCCAACGCCACCGGCCTGCAGGGGCTGTACCGGACGACGATCGACGGCCGCGAGCAGCTGCGCGGCTGGTTCGTCACGCGCACCGCCACCGCCGAGGACGGCCCGCAGGTGGGCCGGCGCGTGATCACGCACACCTGGCGCCTGCGCGGCTACATGAGCCTGGCCGACGGCAGCGCGAGCGAGAAGACCTTCGACGACCTGGTGGAGGCGCTGCGCGAGGCCTTCCGCGCCGACGAGACGCTCGGCGGCACGGTGGCCAGCACCGCGCTGGAAGACGGCGCCGGCCTGCAGCTCGACGAGCAGGTGCCGGTCATGTTCGCCGGCGTGCTGTGCCACATGGCCGCGCTGACGCTGCGCACGCGGCACTACGAAGGAGGGGTGGGCGATGAATGCGGATTTGACCGAACTGGAGCGCGACCTGGCTGACGACGAATACGCCGGCTGCGGCGGCGCCTACGAGGTGCGCGACGGCCGCCGCGTGCTGGTGGAGCGCACCGCCGAGGCCGGGGCCGTGGCCGAGATCGGCGGGCCGGCGCTGGCTGGCAGCACGGTGGAGGTGATGCGCGCGGCCACGCCGGTCGAGGAACAGGTTCCGCCTTTGAGCGCGGGGCTGCAGGCGCCAGCATTGCTGGCGCCGGCGCTGCGACCCCGCCCTGCCCGCGCCGAACGCGCCGACGATTAAGGACTGACGATGCCACTTCTGACCCGCAAGGCGATCATTCTCGCCAAAATTGAAAGCACCTATGGCACCGACAGCGTGCCGGTGGCCGGCACCGACGACATTCTTGTGCGCGCCTCCACGCCGCGGCCGCTGCAGGCGCAGTTCGTGGACCGCGCGCTGATCAGGCCCTACCTCGGCCGCAGCGAGCAGCTGCCGGCCGCGGTCAGTGCGGAGCTGGAGATCGAGGTCGAGCTGGCGGGCGGCGGCGCGGCCGGCACCGCGCCGCGCTGGGGCACGTTGCTGCGCGCCTGCGGTTTCGCGCAGACGATCAACGCCGGCGTCAGCACGGTCTACGCGCCGGTGAGCACGGCCTTCGAGAGTGTGAGCATCCGCGTCAACCAGGACGGCGTGCTGCACAACCTGACGGGCGCGCGCGGCACGGTGCGCCTGGCGCTCAACGCGCTGCAGATCCCGGTGCTGCGGTTTCGCTTCGTGGGGATCTACAACGCCATCACCGACGCCGCGCAAGGCACGCCGACCTTCACCGGCTGGCAGAAGCCCCTGCCGGTCAACGACGTCAACACGCCCACCTTCACCCTGCACGCCTACGCGGGCGTGCTGCAGTCCCTCGAACTGGACCTGGCCAACCAGATCGTGTTCCGCAGCCTGGTGGGCTTCGAAGGCGTACTGCTGACCGACCGCCAGCCTGGCGGAAACATCAGCATGGAGGCGACCACGGTCGCCGCCAAGGACTGGTGGACCAGCATCCGCAACGCCACCACCGGCGCGCTGGCCCTGACGCACGGCATCGCCGCCGGCAACACGGTGGCCCTGGCCGCGCCGAACGTTCAGATCATCGAGCCGAGCTACGCCGATAGCGACGGCATCGTCATGCTCAACGGCAACCTGGCGCTCGTGCCCGGCTCGAGCGGCAACAACGAGTTGACCATCACGGTGACCTGAGATGGGGTTTCGAATTCAACTGCCGCCCACGTATGAGGCGGAAGTCACGGTGGCCTACCCGGTGGAGGGCGGCCGCGTGCACAAGGCCAAGTTCTTTGCGGTGTTCCGCCGGCTGGCGCAGGCCGAGCTGGAGGCGCTGATGGCCGACGTGGCGGCCAAGACCGTGACCGACCGCGACGTGCTGGGCCGGGTGCTGGTAGGTTGGCGCGGCGTGGAAGACGAAGACGGCCGCGAGCTGCCGTTCAACGATGCCACGCGCGACCAGCTGCTGGCGTTGCACCCGGCGCAGCCGAGCATCGCGCGTGCGTTCTTCGAGAGCATTTCAGGCGCCCGCGAAAAAAACTGATGGAGGCCGCGCGGCACTGGGCGATCGGCGGCAACGACCAGAATCGCGGCGCGGCCCTTAAGGATGCACGGGACCTGCTGGCCAGCCTGCAGGCCTGGAACGCGGGGCCGGAGCACACCGGCCCCGTAGAGGCCGAGATCGAGCGGCTGACGGCGGCCACCGAGTTCAACGTGCATCAGGACAACTGGTCGTCGGTGATGCTGTTCTGCGATCTCTCCACTCAGTGGCGCTATCTGCCGACGATGGGCGCGGCGCTGCCGCTGGGGCTGGACTACACCGTGGCCGAGGCCGTGATGCGCATGGACGGCCGCTCGCCCGAGCGGCAACGCGAGCTGTTCCGCGACCTGCGGCTGATGGAGGCGGCGGCACTGGCGGCCTGGGCCGAGCGGCGCGAGCAGCGTGCCGTGGCCGCTGACAAGGCGAGGCACTGATGGCGACCGAGTCGACCCACTTCGGCATCCGCATATCGGCCGATAGTTCCAAGTTCGTCGGCGAGGTCAAGGCGTCAGCCGAAGAGCTTCGCAGCTTCAACAAGGATGCGAAAGACGTCGCCGAAGAATCGGCGAAGGCGTTCGGCAAGCTGGACGAGCAGCTCAATCGCATGCTTGTGTCGCTGTCGGCGCAGGCTGACGCAACGCGCACCTTGTCGGATGCGGAACGCCTGCATGCGCAGATCCTGGCGGACGTGGCCAGCGGGCGGACGGTCCTGCTCGAAGCTGATCAGCTGGTTATCCGCAATAAGCTCGATCTGGCCAAATCCATCGAAGCGGAAATAGCCGCGCAGCAGGCGTCTGCCAAGGCGGCGGAAGAAGCGCTGCGGACAGAAGAGCAGCGCCTGCGCGGCGTGGTCGCGCTAAATCAGGAGCTGGCGCGGCATGTCGCGACATCAGAGGCGGCCACGCAGGCTGGGCGCCAGCTCACGCAAGGCGAGCAGCTGCAGCTGCGAATCGAGGCCGACCTGGCGTCGGGCAAGCTCAAGCTCACTGAAGCAGAAAAAAAATCGGTCGACGCGTCGTTGGAGGCGATTCGCGCGAATGAGAAGCTGGCGGCGGCCGCAAAGGAAAGGGCTCGCGCGGAGCAAGAGCAAGAGCGAGCGAGCGAAGCAGCAATCGCGCGCGCGGAGAAAATTGGCCTGGCGATCGGCGCGGCGGCGGTGGCGGTGGGCGGGTTCTTCGTCAACCAGGTGCGGCTGGGCATCAGCGCGCTCGATGACCTGGACGAGGCCGCGCAGGGCCTGGGCATTGCGGGCGACAAGCTGTCCAGCCTGCAGACCACGTTCAGGGCCGGCGGCGTTTCGGCGCAGCAGTTAACCGGCGCGATGACGCGGCTGAGCCAGCAGCTGGCCGACGCCGCCGCCGGCAGCCCGCGCGCGGCGGCTCTGTTCGACAGCATGGGCATCAGCGTGCGCGACGCCGCCGGCAACGTGAAGACGGCCGACGTGGCGCTGGCTGAGATCGCCGAGCGCTTTCGCGGCTACGAGGACAACGCGCTGCAGGCCAATCTGGCGACCGACCTGTTCGGGCGCACGGTGGGCACGAAAATGATCCCGACGCTGAACAAAGGCGCCGAGGGTCTGACGGAGCTGACCGGGGCGAGCAAGGAGCAGATCGAGGCCGCGGCCAAGCTGCAGGGCGAGATCGACAAGCTGGCGGCGAGCTGGGACCGGCTGTGGCTGTCGGTGGCCGGCGGCGTGGCGCGCGGCATCAACAGCGTCTTCGACCGCGGCAGCATCGAGCAGCAGATCGCCGAGGTGCGGCAGGTCATCCGCTCGATGGAGTTGAGCCAGAGCGGCGATCCGCGCAACCTGGAGCGCTACCGCGCCGAGCTGGAGCGGCTGCTCAACGAGCAGGCCGCCATGATGGGGCCGCCGGCGCCGCTGACGCAGGCGCCCAACGTGGGCGGCGCGCCACGCGGCGGCCGGGCGGCGCGGCCCGGCCGCGTGGCCGTTTCCGAGGCCGAACGCGAGGCTGAGCGG